AACTGGTTATTAATGAGCCGTGACGAGCTTATTAATTATATTTTAAATGGTGGTATGGGTGAAGTCGTTGACGGCTTTCTTGATACTACGAATACGGTTTATGATCTCACTCTAAAGCAATTATCTTTAGAGGGATTAGACCTTGACCCGGCGACATTAGCGCTCGATCGCGAGCGTTTAAACGCTCAACTTGTCGGCGCTGTCTTTGATGATGTTATACTGCCCGATCTTTCGCAACGTATACGCTCAACATTGACGGCGATTGATGCGGATGTCTCTATCAGTCAAACCGCTGATTTATTATTTCAAAGATTCCAAGCGGCAGAGGGCCGAGCACTGACAGAAGCGCGAACCGCTGTTTCACAGTGGGGTAGATCATTGACAGCGCAAGCCGCCGATGAAGCCGGGCTTGATCACTTCTTGTATATTGGTCCTCGCGATGGAATAACGCGCGGCTTCTGTGAGGAGTTGGTTGATTTAGTCGTAACATCAAAGCAGATGAGAAAACTAAACAACGGCCAAGGCTTAAGCGTGAAGACGAGCGGCGGCGGTTATAACTGCCGGCATTCATGGGCGCCGGTCAGTGAGTCATTCATTGAAATTGCAGACTTAGAACTTGCGAAAGATTCAGATATTAACGCGGCAAATAAGGCGGCCAAATGAGAAAAGCAATCACAAACCTTGATTATCTTTTTCAGTGGTACGCGCCCGCGCCTATCTCTGGAACACCAACGATACTGATTAACGGCGTTACAAGTTCACTCAGTCAGAATAGAGCGGCGGTGAGCGTAACAGCAATCGCGGCTGATCGACGGACATTGACGTTATCAACGAGCGCCGCAAGTCTTGAGCAAGATCAAGAGCGCGCTTTTTTAAAGACCGATGGCGACGGAATTATAAGCGTTCTAGTTTCTCGGATAGTGGGAACAACTGCAATACTTGCGGAACCATTACCTAGAGAGATTGACCTTTCAACGGCGTCAAGTCTTGAGTTTGCTTTATGGTCGATTACACTCACTAGCTCAGTTACTGGTACAAGCAAAAGCTACCCCTATATTGTGAACTATACCGCTGACCTTGGCGCGGAAACGATTCTTAGAAGTGAAAAGGGATTACTTAAAGTTACCCCTCGAATCTTCACAACTGGACTTGATCACGATCAATTGACCGCGACCTTTCCACAATTGGCCGACATGATCCCAAGGCGACAGAGTGACCTTGACCCACAGATCAAAGCCGCGCTCGACGAAGTCGTTTTAATCGTGCGTGATCATGTGATCCCTTCAAATTGCACAGAGGATGAGGTGTGGAATCCTGAGCAGTTCTTACAAGCTCATTCTTACTATGCGGCGGCGCGTGTCTATGAACTTAATAATCAGTTCGATCAAGCCAGTGATTTAAGAACACGCGGTGAAGATCTTTTATTGTTGGGCCTTCGTAGCGTTGCTTTAGACTTGGACGGCGACGGCGTACTTGATGAGGGTGAGGAGAACCTGAGAGAAGCCGGCGGGCGTTCAACTGATGTCAGGGGGTCGAACCCAATCACTAAAAGCGCTTACGATTTAACCTTCGTTCCTAGCCGCGCGATGAGGCATTAAAGATGCCTAATCGAGTTAAGTTCAATCTACCCTCAAACCTTTGGACCGAGCGCGACACAAAGCGGCTCGCCCTTAATACTTTGGCGAGTATCAAACGGCGCACGATGCAGGGGAAAGACGCAGACGGTAAGCCTTTTACAGAGTATTCAACAAAGCCGCTTTATGTTTCGTTTAAAGGCGCAAGATTGAAGCCTAAAGGCTATACTCGCAAAAGTCGCACTGGTAAAAGCGCATATTATGAGGGCGGCTACAAGCAATATAAAGACAAGTCAAGAAAGCGATCAAAGCGACCGGCTGAAGAGATGACAAGCGACGTTGATTTAGTTTTAAGCGGCGCGCTTATGGCTAACTTCATACCGTTAAAAGTAACGAAGACCTCTTTCATTCTTGGCCTTGGCTCGCCTGTTCAAAGTTACGGCTATCATGTAAACGCAAAGCGTCGATTCATCGGTTTAAGTCAACCCGAGGTCGAGCAAATGACTGAAGTCATTTCAAAAGAGATCGCGCAAAAACTAAAAAAGGGTAAGCGATGAGCCAAGGTATATTTGCATCGCTTGAACAGCTTACAAGCATGATTCAAAGCTTGACGCCAAAGACAGATACGCATCATGGATTTGTAAACCATGATCCGGCTTCGGGCTTGGTTCCTCCTTTGGAGATGCGCCCGCACTCAACACGCTATTTTGACTATGAACTTGAGACGCTCGCAGAGGATGACGGACAAGCGGGGCTGAGTGGTCGTAAACGGTGCAGTGTGAATCTTCGTGTGCGTTACGACATACCGCAAGAGCGCGGATTCTTACAAAGACTCATCAATGAAGACGCGGCCTTGCTCATAGATAAATTAAAAGGGCCGTATTATAACCTTGTTACTAGTGGTATTGTTTCATTAATACCCGGACAACCTAGAATTGAAGGCATACCAGACGAAGCCGGCGCGGTTGTCGCGCTGTTCTTAATACTGCCTTTTGACTTGCTTTACTTGGAGGTGGCTTGATGGCTGTTACTCATAGATCAATCGGTGTTGTTGTCGAGTCGTCCTTTGGATCACTTGACTCTACCACTGGATTACCCGACCAAACTTTAAGCTATACATCGATGCCGGTTGAGCGTGACCCGGTCGTAATTTATGGCGATGTAATCGCGAGCGAGCGAAGCGACACCAGAGACGGCCCCTACGGCATGCCGCCGGAACCTGACACAGTATGGTCGAGCGGTTCAAGAGTTCAGCGCCGCACCGGTTCAGTCGAATTAAGACTTGACCTTACAACCGTTGGCGCGGGCGTAAATGATTATGATTCAAACTATCTAGGCCAACTTCTCGGCGGTGGTTTCTTAACTGCAAAGCATAGCGTAACGACTGACACAGCGAGCGCGGCAAGTGATGCGAATACATTCACACCAACAACTACAAGTACTAATTACGCGATTGGTAACTTAGTAGGCGTTGACTACCAAGGGCGCGCAGAATATAGCGCGGTGACAGATAACGACGTTACAGGTGATATTACTATTTCGCCCGCTGTAAGTGCTACCGCCGCACTAAGTAGCGCGACTGTAAGAATGCTTCAGACTTGGTACCCTTCAAGAACAGGAACAACGACACATTCATTAAGTTTTAGGGTTGACGGCGTCAATTTTAGAACCTTTGTCTTTGGTGCTGTCCTCGAATCAATCTCCATCAGCTTAGATAATGGGCGGCTTATGGCTGATCTAGTTTATCAAGCGGCTTGTATTCAAGATGATCACTCAAGTTTTTCAGGCCCAATTGAGCCACTATATAACAGCGGGGCGCCGGCATTCTTCCGGGGCGCTTATGTTGTCGTCTCTTCAACCGCGCCAACAAGTACGACTGACGCGAGCACAGGTGACACACTAGCGCGAACCGCTTTAGATTGTGAATCATTCACGTTTACCGTTACGAACACCTTGACACCAAAGGGTAGAAGCAACTCAATTCTTGCTATGTCTGGAATGGATGTTTCTGACGTAGCTGTAGAATGTAGTTTAACTCTCTCAACTGTTACAACTGCGCTCGATAGCGACTATTTCAACCGACAGTTAAGACAAGTATTGATCGGGACTGGCCCAGTGGGTAACGGTCTAGGTTGCGCTTTGATGATCCCTGCCGGCTACCTCACAACTGACCCGAGTAAATATGATGTATCTGGTAATGACATAGTCAGACAGACTTTAAATTACGCACAAAGCCGCTTTGGTGGCGATGTTGTCAGCACCGGCGCGGGTAACTCACCGGTAAGAATTGGTCTTACAGTAGGTTCTTAATATGGCTCTTCACTTCTTCACAAGTTCAGAATCAACGCTTGATGTCGTTGTCACATGTGACCCCGCGATTAATGCGAGCGATGAAGCGAAAAACGAATATCTTAAAACCGGAGATAGAGCGCTTTTGGGAGATCATGCAGGCGCGACGATATTCACGATTAAAGCGCTTGGACCTTCTGAGCGTGAAGAGGCGGAAGTTAAAGCGGGCGCTTACACTCGGTCAGAGCTTGGCCGCCTTCTATGGTCACAACAGCCAAGTGAGACAGAAGAGCGGGCGCGGTGGCATCATGCACTTGAAGAAGACGAGCGCGCCGCCTTGGCTCATTATCGGAATTATTTGGATAATGTATATTTGGAGATGGTCAATGCGTCTCTTCAGACAATTGACGGTCAACCCGCTTCAATCGATCAAGTCCAAATGATTCAACCCGATGACGCGCGGATTGTTACTATCTCAGAATTAGTACTACACATAAGACGAATCTCCCTTCTGGGTGACTCGGGAAAATAGCGCTCGCGGGGTCAATCTGGCTCGCCTCTTCAGGATCCCGCGCTTGGAATTGCGAGCAGTGTATGAGAAAGCCACAATTAAGAAGATTACGCGGAAATTGTGGCGGCTCATTCCGTGCGGGTTTAGCTCAATCACAGGTTGATGAGGTTGGGCGATATGTACCCGGTTATCGAGTCGCGCCCGATTGTGGAGAGGCTTTTAGTGAAGCTAAAATAAGATCTTGCCCAGTCGCTGACGCAAACCGTGCCGCGTCAATAATCAACGCTTATTCACGACATAGAAACGGACTCGCAACGATTCGCGACACTTTCCCCGCGCCGTCTTGCGCTGTAATAGAAGCCGTTGACGTGTTACACAATACTACTGAAGAAATGCTTTTAAGAGTAAGAGAGAGTGCGCAAAATGGCTGAGAATCAAATAGAGATTGAGGTTGTACTTGAAGGTACTCAGAAAGTCACCAAGGAATTAAAAGGAGTTGGTAACGCCGGAAAGTCAGTAGCTGAGGCGATGCGAACAACTAACGAGCATCTAGGCGAATCGTTTACAAGCTTGACTGATGGTGTGGACACTGTAGTTGAATCAATCGGCGGCTTGCGGTCTGGCTTTGCCGCTGTCAGCACTAGCGGGGTAGCGGGCATTACTTCTTTGTTGGGGCCTGTGGCGCTGTTAACAACTGGTATAGTCGCACTCTATCAAGCTTTCCAACAGTTCAGCGGAGCACAGGAAGACGCGGAACGAAGAACGCAAGCGATGGCGGCGGCGGCTTCTGATTTAGAAAGCAAACTTGAAGCATTAGCGGAGAAAGGCGTTGCTCCGAGCACTGAACAATTAAGAGAGTTCACGAAAGCGAATCTTAATGCACAGATACAAAAAGAACTTTTACAGGTACAACTAGAGAAATCTTCTAAAATATTTGAAGACTTCACAGAGACAACCGAGAGAGCAGAGAGAGCACAAAAGGCATATGATGAAGCTCTTAAGAGAGGGAATTTAAGCAATCAAGAGCTTTTAGATTTAGGCGGTGAACTTGGAAACGCTCGCAGAGCAGAAGCCCAAGCAAATGCAGAACTTGAGAAACTTTTAAACAAGACGACAACGGCGCAATTAAAAGTAAATGAAGCGCTTAAAAAGACTGAAGAGAGTTATAAGGAACTCGAAGAGACATCAGTTGAATCTCTTCAAACCAAAGCAAAAGAAGAGATCGCACGTCTAAAAAATATTCAACTTCTCACTTTAGAGACCAAGGGAAATAATAAATATATTGAATCTCTAAAGAATGAGATTGAAGAGAAAACCAAGCTTTTAGAGTTACGCGCAAAGAG